GTTTATACCCCGTCGGGTTTTCATTGGAATACCTATACCCCGCCCGTACTTGCTATTTTTAGCCGTCTGTGATAGGGTATATGCACGCCTTTGAATATTTTATAATTTATTAAGTTTTCAAAGAGCTTGCACGCTGTATACCTATTTTCTCGAATTGTATACTTTACACACTACATAATACACTTATTTGTATTATGTAGTGATTAAAGGATATAACCGCCCGTTTAATTTCCCGCCGTTATTAACTTTTTAATACCTTGCAATGTATCTCCCAATTTTATACCCTCAGACGTGTAGCAATAGTATTTAATACCACTACTATTTTTGCTTGCATGATGTATAAAAAGACTTTTATACCAGATAGGGGCTTTTGTCGGTGTATTGTATTTTTTGTATGTCATATAATTATATTACCGCCGTTATTGCTAATACCCCGACCAGTAAAACAAAACCGACGAAAAAAGTTAATACCGCCCCTATAACCCCTAGCATATCCCTTACCCCTTGTTTTACGCCGTTGTCCCTTGCACGTCTTATATCTATTATATCGTATCTCATATATTTATATTTATATTGTCTTTATTTATAATGTTTCAGGCAGTACAAACCGCCCTGCCCTCTAATCTTACACGATAAGAAAAAAGAATGCAAGCTTTTGCCGACTTCTTGACAAAACGTTTTTTTATTTGATAATTTTGAGCCATATGCTATATACTCCATTTGGAATTATTTCACATATAATGTCACAACGTGTCAAGTTCGTTTATAATTACAATTTCTTACCTGTTTTCTTAAAACTCCCATATAAATCTAAATGCAACTTAATTGCATCTGGGTTATAGCTCTAAACACCTCCATAACACATGCAAAACTTTAAAAGGTAATAAAGTACCACTTGATAATTCCTGCACGCCTTGTAGCATCTGTGAGCTTGAGAACTTTTCACGTGTGAGTGAAGCATACTTGACAAATACATATATATGTGGTAGTTGTATGTAGGGTTGGAACTTGACAAATACAAAAAGATGTGGTATTTAAAGACGGGGGGGTAATTGGAGGGAGGTAATGGGGCGGACGAAGGGGCTAAAATAGCTATCACACATTTCCAATAAGTAATGTAATACAAGTGCTACAAGTGCTACAAGTGCTTCTTCTTGTTGTACTTCTTGTTGTACTATTTGGCAGAAATATATGGGGTGCATAAGAGCCTTGCGGCAGCCTTGCGACAGCCTTGCGACAGCCTTGCGACAGCCTTGCGACGTGCAAAAACACAAAAAGGGGGGAGGGGAGGAATAGGATTCCTTTCGCCCGACTCATTCGTGAGTACACTCATTCGAGTCGTTCTCAAAAGGGATTTTTTTCGCCCTTTTTAAAGAAAGCAAAAGCAAAAACCAACACGGGAAGAAAAAGAAAAGAAAGAAAAGACCCCTAGAAAAGACACATTTCCTACTACACATTCCACTACTTATTTTATGCTTGCCCACTTTCTACAAGCTTAGCGATTGAGGTATAGTAAATGGCATCCAAGTTAGGACCATCTAAGTACATCTAGTATATCATATCCGCAAAAATTTGTCAAGCTCGTTACACTCGCAGGTGTCGAAGGCTAATGCCGCAGGCTTGACAAAAGAGTTTGTTTATGTTATACTTTATATATGCAAAAAATAAAACAAGACGGTAAGGAGGGATTTGAGGTTAAGGGGTATGAGGTAGGTAAGTTAACTATTGTGGTGCAGGCAATCAAGGACTCCACGACGGGCAAACTAATCAAGGGGGTATTTTGTAATTTAAAGATACGCAAGGATGGCAAGGATGATGCTTTGAACTTTGTGTTCTCGCTTGAGTCTATACCGTCATTTAAGAAACATATTGTGTCGATGATAAATCAGGCAGTAGAGTTGCAGGAGAAGGCGGTGGCGGCAAAGCCAGCGAAAGCGGCGAAAGCGGCGAAAGCGGCGAAATAATATGGAAAAAAAAGATATACTAGAACCTGTTGTTCTTCCTATCAAGGAGGAAGACATGGAATATAACGAAGAGGGTGAATTAGTGCCAAAATCTTACACAGGCAATTTCAAGCGAAATCCTAATGGGGCATCGAGATTTTTGCCCGACCCGAGGCAGGAAATATGTTGGGAATTATATGTTAAGGGTTTCAGGGAGGGAAAGCCTAACGCAAAGAAGGCAGCGACGGAGGCTGGGTACTCGCCCAACACTGCACTTGTTATCAATGGCATTAAATGGTTCATTGACCGTAAAGCCAAGCTCAAGCGAAAGTCTATGTTTTCGAAGGCGGAAAGAAACTTGTCGAGGGCACTTGATATGGAATATACTTCCATGAAGTTGTTGGAGGACGGAACTGAGGTGGAGGAAATTAACATCGACAAGCTCAAAGTTGTTGTTGATGTGTCTAAGTTAATTGTTACCACGCTGGGCAAGGACGATGGCTACTCGACTAAAGTTATTGAGGACAAGAATTTCAACCACGATATTAAGATTGAAAGTATCTCTTATGCTGACCCTATTAAGATAAGTAATGAAGTGGTTCAAAATATATTAAATGATGAAATACGAGAGCAGTAGCATATTATGTGCTAATTGTAATATTATAAAATTAAGAGAATACGAAAAATCAAATGTCAACAGAACAATCAGTACAACTACCTTATAAATTTACTCCACGTCCTTATCAAATACCTCTTTTGAGGGCATGGGATAGTGGTATTAAGAGAATGTTTGTTGTTTGGCACAGACGTAGTGGGAAAGATAAAACTGTTATTGCTAATTTAGTCAAAAGAATGATGGAAAGAGTTGGTGTATATTATTACGCACTCCCTACATATAACCAGGCTCGTAAAGTTGTATGGCAAGGTTCTGATAAGGCAGGATTTAAACTTTTAGGACACTTTCCAAAAGAAATTATAAAGAAAGTCAATGAGTCAGATATGATAATTGAACTCATAAACGGCTCAATGTTACAACTGATTGGGGCAGATAATATTGACCGTATTGTGGGAACTAACCCTATTGGTGTTGTTTTCTCTGAGTATTCTCTCATGAAAAAGGAGGTTTGGGATTTTATTTCGCCAATTTTACGTGAGAACGAGGGGTGGGCAGTATTTATTATGACACCTCGTGGAACTAACCATGCGTGGGATTTAATGCAATCTATCAAAGATGACCCTAAGTGGTTTGTTGAAACTCTCACCGTAGATGACACTAAGGCGTTGCCTGCCGAGGCACTTGCAGATGCCAAGCGAGAAATGCCACAAGATGTCTTTAACCAGGAATATTTTTGCAAATTCCTTGATAGTGGGCTTGGATTCTTTCGTCGTGTGGACGAGAATATTTACATCGTCGAGGACTACAAGCCAAAAGATATGGCTCTATATCAAATAGGGGTAGACTTGGCAAAATACAATGACTACACCGTTATTACACCATTTAACTTGAATGACTTCCACATACTCAAGCAAGACTCATTTAACCAGATGGATTACAACCTGCAAAAAGCTCGTATTGAAAATGCTTACTTGAGATACAACAAGGGGCGTATTATTATTGACTCTACTGGGGTGGGTGAGCCTGTCTTTGATGACTTGTATGCGAGGGGGCTTAATATTGAGCCATTTCGTTTTAGTAAGTCTACACGAACCGATTTGCTCAAAAATTTGCAAATACAGCTCGAGCAAGACCGTATTAAGATACCTAATGACTCGGTGCTCATTGACGAGTTGAAATCGATGACTTACGAGCTTACTGATTCTGGCACGACAACAATACGAGTTCCTAATGGCAAGCACGATGACCGTATTATGTCGTTGGCGTTGGCAGTGCACCAAATACCGCAGAATCCAATTCATGTAAATCAGTTCACGAGGTCTTACCAAACACAGGGTGTGGAGTCTATGTACCCAGAACTAGGAATGTAGCACTTGACAAGATTTAAATAGTATGATATAATAAAAATATTAATCAGACTAATTTAAATCAAAAGCTAGCATGAAAAAAATAAAGAGCACAAAAAGCACAAAAAGTACAAAAAGTACAAAAAGCACAAAAAGTACAAAAGCTAAAAAAGGATATTAAACTATGGAAAACGATATTATAATTTCAGAACACATACGGGAGAAACAAGAATCTGTTAATTTCAAGGAGAGGCGTTTTAACCAGTGGAACGAGAATTACGCACTCTACAGGGATAAGGTGTCTCTTAACAGGCTTACGCAACGACAGCCTATAAATATTCCGATTGTTAGAGATACTATCCAAACTTGGATTTCCAAGATAGATGAAGCACCAAAGTTAACATTCGAGGCTAGAGACCGAGGTAGTGCGGCAAAAACTTCCGAGATGTTATTCAACGAGATTTATGCTTACTACTACGACAAGTTATCTTTGGATATTCTTGATAACCTCGACAAGAAGGTTTGTGGTTTGCAGGGGCGTTCATTCAAAAAAATAGGAGTTACACGAAATGATGTATTTATTGACATCATTGACCCTTACGATATTGAATTGGACTCTCGTGTTAATCCACTTGACCTCGAGACTGCTAGTTATGTTATTCACACACATATATATCGTTCACTTCGCCAGATACTTGCAAACAAAAATTACTCTCAGGAGGCAAAAAATCAACTCAAGACATTCTTAGATTCTAAGCAGGGCATTATACAGGCGGCAACAGACCTTGAATCTTACGAAAAAAGAAATGAGCGATTGCAAAATCTTGGGGTATCTAATTTTGACACCTACAAGGCATCTGATGTTCTTATTGAAATCAATGAATCATATAAGTTGATTTGGAACAAGGAGGAGCAGAAATTTGTACGTCATTTGATAATTATAGCTACTGACTCTATTGTTCTTTGCAATAAAACACTCAAGGAGGCTATTGGTATATCCAAAATTCCTATTGTTAGTTGGGCATCAGACCCAGACCTAAACGATATTTGGTCAGATGGTATTGCCGACAATGTTAGAACTTTCAACAAGGTTACAAATATGTATATTTCTCAAGACCTTGAGAATAGAACATACCGAAACTTTGGAATGTACTTCTTTGACACCAAAAATGGCACATTTCAACCTCGTTCTTTTGATGCAAAACCTTTCGGAATGTATGGAGTTCCAGGTAATCCGTCAGAAATTGTCAAACAGATGGATATACAGCCACTTTCAGACACAATGCCTACTATAACTTGGTTAAAAGACTTGATTCAGTCATCTTTGGCTCAAACACCACTAGAACGGGGTGAGCAGCCAAAAGGAAACTCTACTTTGGGCGAAGTACAACTATCATTCTCTCAGTCACAGGGCAGAAATCAGGTTGTGTCCAAAAATTATCGCAGGGCTTGGAAGCAATTAGGAGTTTTATTCTACGAGTTGTTCCGAAGTAATGTTACATCTTCTATTATGATATACAAGAAGGGTGGAGATGGTAATTATTACTCAAAAGATGTTGCTCCGAGCGATTGGATTCAACCACAAGGATTTGAGGTCAAGGTTGAATTGCAGGCAGAAAGAGATGCAGCCAGCGACTTTGATTTAAAGAAGATACAGTATGTCAAGAATGTGTTTCCTAATAACAAGGCGGCACAAGATATTGCAAACAAGAAGACACTTGAACTGGTTAACTGGACAGAGGAGGAAATTGATGCAGTAATGCAGGCAGATCAGGCTCAGCCA